CTGGTCAAAGTGGGGGCGGTCGCCGGGACCACCTCGTCATTCACCACCACGGCGATCGTCTCCGGTGCCACGATCAACGGCAAATGGACCGCGCCGCTGGCTGTGCAGACCAACGCCGCTACGCCGACCGTGGACGCGGCGACCGGCCAGCCTTTCGTCCCGCTGATGCCGAACCAGTGCTGCACGCTGGTCTTCGGCGTCAATGCGGCGGGCGCGCTGCAAATGTGCCAGGGCAAGGTGATCCCCTGCAATGTGGGTGTCGGAGCGACCCAGGGCGGGCTGCTCAACGATCCGCAGTTTCCGGGGCTGCCGAACGACTTCTGCCCGGTGGCCTATACCGTCGTGAGCACTGCGCCATCGGCAGCACCTTGGACGCCTGGGGCGGGCGCCTGGACGGCTACGGGTGTCGCCGCGACGACATTCCAGAACGTTTCGCAACTTCCGAGCCGCCCGCAGGCGTCGTAGGCGGCCTATCGAGGCGCTGGAGGCACCCAGAATTTAGAATGCTTCCAGCGCCTAGTCGGCGTGATGTGGCGTGCCGTGTCGTGCCGTTTGGTGTGGTGTCGTGGTGTGTTGTGCCGTGCGGTGTGGTAATGTGAGGTAACGTGGTGTGCCGTGAAGTGCCGTGTCGTGGCGTCAGGCTGCATCCTCTGCTCGGTAGCGGCGCAGCGCGCTGATGGTATCGCGGATCACCGCGGAGTGCGATGGCGGCTTATCGCCGGCAGGGATGGCCGGCAAATTCCGCTCATAGGTCAGGTGGCGCAGGATGCCGACGCTGGCCTGCTCGCGAAACGCGACGCGGCGATCCTGCTCGCTGAGGTCGTTGGCCTTGTCCAGCGTGTGCTTGTAGATGCGCTCTGCCCGATAGGCGCCGCGCCGAACCCTGGCGCGGAAATCCTTTCCGACGATCCGCACCGCCGCCGCCGAGGGCATTCGCTGGTAGCCGACCATCCGCACATTCTTGAAGTAGGAGCCGCTTTCGGCGTTGGCCTTGGTGATCGCACTGAGCACCAGATAGAAGCGATCTTGCACAGCAAAGCCGACCGCTTCTGATAGGCTGGAATAGGTGATAACCCCTTCGATCGGGGTGGCGAGAAGAACATCGGTCAGGGTGCGAATGTAACCCTCGCTCGGACCTGCAATAAACATGCTGTCGTCTCCGGGTGTTGTGTTGTGTCGTGGCGTGGCGTGATGTGGCGTGTCGTGACGTGAAGTTGCGTGGCGTGACGTGGTGTGGCGAACTTTATGCCGCCTTCTTGATCTTCTGACGGTTATCTTCCCAGCGCAACGTCTCGATGACGAAGCGCCCATTCGATCCACCCATCTCCGGCCGGTATTGGCCGAGTCCGATGAATAGGCCAGCCAACTCCAGCATCTCCCTAAAGATGGCCTCGGTGATAATCGGATCGATGATCGTCACTTCAAAGCGGGCCGTCCAGCCTGCCGGGATTTGCGGGAAACGTCGGGTGACGCGGGTTCCGCTGCCGCGCTTTCCGTCAGCGTTGCAACTGATCACGACGCATTTCACGTCGTTCGGGCTGACGCCGAGCGATGCGGCTCCCATGATCATGATGCCGCGCTGAAGTTTCGCGGTCCAAGTCGCGTTCCGCTGACCTTCGATCTTCTTCTTGCTGTACTTCGCGGCCTCCATGAGCGCCATGTGCAACCCGAAGGCCGGAATAACCATCGTCGCTTGGCCGCCGATAATCTCGGTGTTCATCTTCGATGGCCAGGTCCGGATGTCATAAGCGTCCGGTTGCTCGCCCTCCAGCTTCGGTTCGTCGTGCTTATGGGACTGCGAATAGGGGGCCGTCCCGGTGATCGTGACCAGTGCGCGGGTGAAGTCCATCTTGAGGCTCCTGTGCCGTGTTATGGTGGCGTGTAGTGTCGTGTCGTGGCGTAAAGTGCCGTGACGTGGCGTGTTGTGGTGTGCAGTGTCGTCGCGTGCGGTGTTGTGCTGTGCTGTGCTGTAACGTGGGGTGTCGTGCGGTGCGGTGACGTGTATCGATCATCGTCCGCCAGTCGCGGCGGAGCAGGTAATCCGCCAGGACCGCCAGGCCTTGGCCTTTGCCGCTCCGCCGCCAATTTCCGCCGCTCCGCGTTGTCGCTGGCGCTTCATCGCTAAAGCTCCCTGGCCCTTGGCTTAGGGCCTGCTCTCACGGCGGGAATCTCGTCGGGCCTTGTCCTGTCAGTGCGCGGGCGGGGCCGCCTCCATCATCGTCCGCCAGTAGTGGGCATCGAGTTCATAGGCGGTCCCGCCATTCGCCGCGTTCGGCTCGCGCATCGCGGCGATGGCGACCTTGGCGTGTAGCCGGTAGAGGCGCCGCAGGTGTTCCGGCTCCGAAGTCCATTCGGGCAGCATTTCCACGCCTGCGTTCGCCATTGCGTCTTCGTCCGCCATGATCGTAATCGACCGATCGACGTCGTGAACCATCTGCGCCACGCGCTCGACCACCTCGTTCGCCATCCCTGCGGCGGGCTCGTGCGTCGCGGCGATGGCGGCCTTTGCGAGTAGCCGGTAGAGGTGCCGATCGCTTTCGCGATCCGTCTCCCAGTTGGGAATTGGTCCCCCCGTGTCTCCGGCCGCCATGATCGCCATCGACCGATCGACGCCGTGAATCGCCTGCGCCACGCGCTCGACCACCTTGTTTGTCATCCCATCCTCCCATTGCCCCGGCTTGCCGGGCGATCCGTCGTCGCGCTGACGGTCGCAGCGCGATCTGGTCGCGTATCCCTCGCAAACTTCCGCCCGGCAAACAAGGCCGGGCGGCTTTTTCCACGAAAGCACTCCATCCATGGCCCGCCAGGAATTGCACAGCAACAAGCTGCCGCCGATCGAGCAGCGCGCGCCGATCGAGGACGACACCAGCACCTACGCGGGCGACGTGATCATTGGCGAGAAGATCGGCAACGCCGACTATCTGGACGAGCTGGCCTTTAATGAGGATCCTGTCATGATCAGGCTGGAACCCAGTTCCGATAAGAACGCGGCGACGGCCTATCCCATTTGGGTTAACGGGAAACCTGCTGAAGTTTTCCAGAACGGCCGCTGGGATGAAATCGGCTATCTGCCGGTCGGGCGAGTTCTGACGGTCAAGCGCAAGGTGCTCGAGGTGATCATCCGGGCCAAGATCGACACGATTCATACGAAGGTGCAGGAGATGGAGAGCGAGCGGCCGAATAACATCGTGCAGCGCTTCACCAGCCCCGTACACAGTTTCTCCATTATCGAAGACGCCAACCCGCGCGGACCAGCCTGGGTCGCCGAACTCCGCCGCCGTAACCTGTGACTCAGCATGGTTTGGAGATGAAGGCGCATGAACTTCCTCGCCCTCTGCCAACGCGCGGCCGTCGAATGCGGCGTGGCATCCAATAGCGCAATTCAATCGGCGCTGCCGACCGTCACCGGCGCCACGGGCAGCACCGGACGCATCGTGAATTGGGTCTCCGATGCATGGTCGGATATTCAGATGGATCATGACGACTGGACCTGGATGCGCAGCAGCAACATTCTTGGTGCGGGCGTGTCGTTCCAGACCATTGCCGGGCAGGCGAGCTATCCGCTCGGCACCGGGCCGGGGACAGTGGGTGTCGCCGTCGATGCGTTCGGCAAATGGGACCGCGAGACATTCCGCAATTTCACCACGTCGGTCGGTTTCATCAATGAGATGTTCCTCGACGAAATCCCGTTCGACTACTGGCGCGACGGCTACATGCTGGGTGCGATGCGAACGGTAATGACCCGCCCCGTCTGCATCGCGATTGGGCCGGATCAGTCGCTCAACCTGGGACCGCCCCCCAACGACCAATACACAATAACGGGGGATTTCTTCCGCGCACCGCAGGAGATGGTCGTCGATACCGATGTGCCGCTTGGTCTGCCAACCCGTTTCGAAATGCTTATAGTGTATCGGGCCATGCTGAAGTACGCGGGGTATGAATCCGCCCCGGAAGTGTTCGAGCGCGCCACGCAGGAGAACGCCGGCATGTACTCGCAACTGCTGGCGGTTCGGGCACCACGGATGGGCTTCGGGGGCGCGTTGGCATGAGTGCAACCATTGACCTGAAAGGGCCCTCGACCAGCCCCGGGGCGCCGCAAGTCACACCGGCGGCGATCAATGGTGCCGTCAACACGGCGCTGGCGCAGGACTATGCAACGGCGGCGGCGGCGACCGCTGCCGAGACGATCAGGGCCATGGCGGCCGAGGCGGCCATCGCGGGGAACACCGGAACCAACGCGACGGCGATCACGGCGGAGGCGACCACCCGGGCGGCGGCCGACGCGGCGGAGGCGACCGCCCGCAATACCGCTGTTCTAGCCGAGCAGACGCGGGCCATGACGGCGGAGGCGGCCAACGCGGCCAACATCGCCACAAACGCAACGGCCATCACCACGGAGGCGACCACCCGCGCGACGGCAATCACCGCCGAGGCGGCGGCCCGAGCGGCGGCCGACGCGGCGGAAGTCGTCGCCCGCGATATCGCCATCGCGAACGCGGTCAGGCTGTCCGCCGAACTCACGACGGTCTATGCGACGCTCCACGGGATCAAGTTTGACGGCGTGACGGACGACACCGCCGCGTGGCGGGCACTCCTGACCGCCTCGCCCGCAGGGACGGTGATCGAATGTCCCAACGGGACGTCGATCGTCACCTCGTTGACCATCCCGGACGGCCTCACGCTGCGCGGTTGCCCCTGCTACACGTATTTCCTGGCGCTCAACGGCGGCAGCATCCTCAAGTGTCTGAGCACCACCCAGACACTTCCCGTTTTGACGATGGGCAACAGCGCCGGCTTATTCGGCATCGCCATTTGGGGCGGAGGGCCGACTGTCCCCTACGCTGCCGTCTACGGCGGCTCCGGCAGCATGATCTTCATGAACAATTGTAACCTCTACAATTGCGGCACGGGGATCGACTGCGGCTATCGGCAGTTTTTCGTGAGTGAATGCAACATCCACGAAAACGGCATTGGCATTCAGCAACCGGTCGATAGCCGTTTCCTCAACAACGTCATCAACGCCAGCGTGGGCTCTGGCATCTATTGCGGCACCGGGGCCAACGACAACACGTTCGTCGGCAACAAAGTCGAGTGGAATGGCGGCAACAACATCATTCTGTTTGAGGCGGCCAACAACACCATCGTCGGCAATACGCTCGACCGCTCGGGCCTGGCTGGCATCGCAATGGGCGGCTGCTTCACCACCAACGTCAACAGCAACATCGTCCGGCGCTCGGGCCGGGTGGCGGCTGGCATCATCGACCAGGACTGCCATTTCAAGCTGCAAGGCAACACCGAATGCAGCGTGAAGGACAACATCACCTACATCGGGGCCGACGATGACGGCACCGGGTACCTCAGCCCCGCCTATGCGCTAGGTGGCCAGCAGAACACCAGCACGATCGTTTCGGGCAATCAGTTTGCGTTCGTCACCCAGCCGTTCGGACTCTATTTCGAGCCAGGCTGGCAGTTGCTCAACAACACGGGCATCGGCGATCAGGTTGCGACCGACATCGGGGTCTCGGCGCTGCGCAGTGGCGAAATCACCCTGACTGCGGCGGGTGGCTTAACCCCCACGGGCACGTTCACCTATGTTGGCGTAGGCTTCGCAACGTTCCAAGTCGGCCGCTGGTATGAGATGACCATCTACTGTCGCGATGCGACGGCGGGTTTCCGGTATGCCGCGATCATCAACATTTTCCTGGCGATCGAAGGGACTGCGACCTTGCAGATCTCGGTATCCAACCAGCTTGGAAACCTTTTCGACATCGCGGGTTCGGGGGCTACTGTGACCATTGCTGGCACCGTGGCGGCGGATGGCTCGACGTTCACTTTGACATTCACCAACACCGGCACGTCGCTGTACCAGATGCAGTATCTCCTACAGCGCTTTGGAAACTGGATCATATAATGAGTATCCAGACGGTTACCGATGGGACGGGGACGGGTCTCGCGCTCGGGGCCGGGCTCACCTTGGGCGGCTCGCCGCTTTCTCGCACGCTCGAAGTGGTTCCCCCGGTATTCTTGCTGCCGGTGACGACGTTCTACACCGTCGCCGGTGCCATCGCGGTCACTGACAATCTCGCAGTCATCGTCTCCGCAACTCCCGTGGCGATGACGCTGGGGGCCGGTCTCGTTGACGGCCACACGCTCGTCATCAACAACAATGGCCTGGGCGCAGCGACGATCACTTTGGGACTCCAGGGCGGCACGGCGAATATCGTGCTTCCACAGTTGGCGATCCTGGCTATCGCTTGGAATGCAGCGGGTGGCACCTGGCTTCTGACGTCGGCGCAACCCAACCCGAGCACAATCCCGACTTACGCCGTTACCAACTATTACTTCAGCGCCCCTGGCGCCATCGCGGTGACGGATGCGTTCGCCCTGCTGAATTTTGGCACCCCGACTGCCATGACGCTGGGGGCCGGGCTGGTCGATGGGCACGGTATGCTGATCAACAATTTCGGTCCCGCCGCCTGCACCGTGGCGTTAAAACTCCAGGGCACGGCGACCACCCAAGCATTGGCGGCGGGGCAAGTCATGTCGATTGCGTGGAACGTTGCAGGCACCGGCTGGCTGAAAACCGCACCAATCGGATAGGCCGACCAGCCCAATCTTGACCGGCAACGAAGGGCGGAACCTTGAACGCACTCGCCAAGAATCCTTGGACGCCTGTAAAATATACGCAGACCCAGCTTGGCGGCGGCGCCAACGCGCAGGGCCAGGCGTTCGCAGGCGGCCTCGACCTCACGACGCCAACGCTGCGGCTGCAACCTGGCGCGTTGCGGGACGTGCTCAATTTCGAGGTTGCACAGTTCGGCGGCTATACCCGAATTGACGGCTATGAGCGGTATGACGGGCAACCGTCGCCCAGTGCGGCGACCTTCATCATCGTCCAGATCGCCCAAAAGATCGCGGACTTTACCGACGACTTCACCAACGATTTCACGTCGGACTATCCCTCGGACTTCATCAACATCCCGACCGTTGGGCAGGTCATCACCCAGGCGGTTACTGGCGCCACCGGCATCATCCTCGCGGTTGTGCAAGCTCCAATCGCCTATCTCGCGCTCACTCGGGTTACGGGCGTCTTCGATACAACGCACGCGCTGACCACGCCTGGGCCGGTGCTGATCGGCGATGCGACCCCGCCAACGTTCTTGATCGACCCTCAAACAGCGGCGATCTACGCGGCCTTGGCGGCTGATCTTTACCGTGATGAGATTGGCAAGGTGCCCGGCACCGGCCCGGTCCAGGGCGTCGTCGCAATGGCGTTCTCGGGCGTCGATCACGTGTATGCCTTCCGCGCCAACGCCGGCTCGACCGCGACGCTACTTTGGAAGGCCACGCCGGCAGGCTGGGTGCAAGTCCCGTACTACAGCCTGATCAGCTTCACGGCCGGCGGCACCGCGAACCCGTTCGATGGCGATACACTGACCCAGGGCGCCGTCACGGCGACGATCAAGCGGGTGATGTGGCAGTCCGGGGCCTGGGCAGCACCGCCGGCTGGATCCGCCATCGGTCAGTTCGTCATCACCACTCCGGTTGGCGGCACCTTCGCCGCTGGCGCCGCGACCACGACGAGTGGCGCCACGCTGACACTTTCAGGGCCGCCGTCTGCTATCACCATGGCCGCTGGCGGGCGCTTCGAGTTCGACAAGGCGAACTTCTCCGGGCAGTTGATCACCCGGCGCATCTACGGGTGCGATGGCGTCAATCCGGCCTTCTCGTTCGATGGCGACACGCTGGCGCCGATATTGACCGGCCTCTCGCCCAATCGTCCGGCGCATATCCGCGCTCACAAGAATTTCCTGTTTCTCACGCAGGATGCCTCGTTGATCTTTTCGTCGGCTGGCGATCCGTACCGCTGGAGCGCCGTGGACGGTGGCGGCGAGATTGCGACCGGCGACACCATCACCAGCTTGATCACCCTGCCAGGCAGTCAGACCACGGCAACGCTTGCCGTCTTCATGCGCAGCAATACCGCCTTCCTCTATGGCACCGATCCGACGACGTTCAACTACGTAACGTTTAACACCGGGATCGGCGGAGTGCCGTTCTCCACCCAAAACCTTTTCGACACGTTCTTTTTGGACGACCTCGGCGTCGTCACCCTCAAGACCAGCCTCAACTATGGAAACTTCCTGCCCTCGACGCTGACCGCCAACATCCTGCCGTTCATCGCCCGCCAACGCGGCGGCCTCACGGCATCCTCGCTCAACCGGGAAAAGAGCCAATATCGGTTGTTCTTCAAAGACGGGTTTGCGCTCTTTGCCACAGTGCTGAATCAGCAATATCTCGGCTCGGGCCTGATCCTGTTTCCCGCTGTCATCAACTGCGTCGATTCCACGAACTTGGTCACGGATGACGAGGCGACCTATGCGGGATCGACCAACGGCTTTGTCTACCAGCTCGACACGGGGACGAGCTTCGACGGCGGCGATATCGACGCCTATTTCGTGACGGCCTGGGACCCGATAAAATCGCCACGCATCCTCAAGCGGTTCCGCGCGGCCTCCATCGAGGTGCAGGGCGGCAGCTACGCCGAGATCCGGTATGGCTATCAGCTTGGCTACAATAGCGCCCAGATCGCCCAGCATCCCGCAGTGGATGTCCCGCTCAACATTGGCGGCCTGCCGCACTGGGACGCCTTCACGTGGGACAACTTCACCTGGGACGGAAGCGGGCTGACGCCCACGGACGTCGATGAAACCGGAACCGCTGAAAATATCCGGGTGACGATTGCATGTAGCTCCAACTTCATCGCGGCTTTCACGGTGAACTCAATCATTCACCACTACTCCATGAGAAGGGGGATGCGCGTCTGATGGCCAACCCGTTCTATAATGTAAGCGGCAACCCGGCGACCGGATCGGAAGGTCTGTCCACGCTGATGCGTGGCGAGTTCCTCTCCATCCAAGCGGCATTCGAGGTGATGCCTCGCATCACCACGACCGGGCTGTTCGATACCGTCTTCAACCAACTGGGCAGCTTTACCTTCACGCTGCCGAGCGCCCCGGGCATGATCGCACTCACGGCCGACGTCGCGGCCGAGACGTCCCGGGCCACGGCGGCGGAAGCTGTGAACGCGGCGGCGATCACCGCTGAGACGACGCGGGCCGGGGCGGCCGAAAGTGTGAACGCGGCGGCGATCAGCGCCGAGACGACGGCCAGAACGGCAGCGGTTGCCGGCGAGGCATCGCGCGCGACGGCGGCGGAAGCTGTGAACGCGGCGGCGATCACCGCCGAGGCGACGGC